AAGTAAATCTTGGTTCTTTGGTGATAATTTGAGTTTGTTCCGGTATTCTTGCTCTGACCGGTCTGACATCTACTATTGTATTGAAAAAGAATCTGTTAAGTTCGTCATATTCAGTATGAAAGTGAACCCAAGGTATACTATCTCCGATTGCATTTCTTACTGTGTCACAGCTCACAATTATTTTTATTGTCTCTTTTTTGAGTAGTAAAGTTAGACTATCTCTTTGAGCGATAAGGCTTGAATCCTTAACAAACTGAATTGAATCCTTAACGACAGGATAGTAAACTTTTACTATTGCCGGTACAGTATCAATTCTGATTTGAGGAATAGGCACTAAAACCTCTTTCAATTCAGTCTTTACAACCGTATCCACTCTCATTCCAAGAACAGAACTTAACGGCTTCCAAGTTGTGTCGCAGGAACGAAGAAAAATTATCGTTAAGATAATTCCTGCCAAGATTAATATGTATTTCAGATTTTTCATGTTGCGGGAACAGGACTCGAACCTGTAACCTCTTGGGTATGAGCCAAGCGAGCTTCCTATTGCTCCACCCCACAATATTATGTTTTCAATTCTCTCAAGACTTCAATAGCTTCATTGAGTCCGATTCCGATAGCATATTCTTTGTTATTATTCCGAAGCTCTATTCGATTAGTAATGATATTTATAGCCTCGTCAAGTTTCTCATCAGCCCAGATATTTGAGCCTGCAACAAATCCCTTTTCTGTCATTATTTTTGCACCGCCTACAATACTGAACCATATCTCATTCTGTGTCATTATTTTCTCCAACGGGTAAAAACATATGGTCTTCTCTAAATTCGTGTCCTTTGCAATAGAAATCAAATTTGGTTGGCATCAAACTCCCTTGATGGACTGATTCAGCCATCCCGTTTTTTGTTCCGAACCATGGGCAATTCCCAATCGTACCGGATACAGGTGGTATCCAGTTTTCACAATTATTGCAAATGCCCTGGTATGAATCAATATTATTTCTTTGCTCTGACACCGACAAGTCCTCTTATTTTCTTTATTCTCGTTAAAGGAAAAGTAATATTCCGTTTCTTTTTTGCGACTCCGTCACCGTTAAACTCGCTGCCTCCTCCGGTATTAAAACCGATAGTTGTTACCCATCCCCCTTTGCCGACAACTATTATCCTTTCAATGTGTCCAGTCCAATCATTAACTGATTTCCAGACAATAAAATCATGCACCTTTGCTTTATAATTTGTTTTTGCACCATGCTTAATAGCATAGTTAAATGTGCTGTTAGCAAGTCCATTTCTTGGCATCGGTATTTCATTGTAACTTATTTTCGTTTCATTACAAACTTTGTAGTAACACCAATATTGACCTGCCTGACAATAAGAAGCTCCGATAGGATTTCCAATTGCTTTATTATAACCATCCGCTATGCCTCTGTTATTTCCAGTCTCCTTTTTGCCTACTTGACTATTCAGATAGTAATAACTCTTTTCAATTAATACATTTTTACACGGCAATTCATATCGTTGCTGGCTGAAAATCAGATATGGTATAAAAAGCAATATGAGTAGTCGTTTAAGCACCAATTTTACTCCAGAATATCAAACCGATTATCACGGCAAACAGAACATGGACGCCGACAAAAATACGTCCCTTTAATCCGTCAGTCATTTCACTCGGCTTTTGTTTGGTATAATAATAAATTGCGAATGAGCAAACAAGTAATGCTATGCACTCTGTGTATATTGCTACAAAAAGAGCGAATATAATATTCCAGTATTGTTCTTTATAATACGCCCACAAAGCAGCTGAAAGTCCGGTGAATCCTATAATTGCCAATAAATGTCTTATAATAAATGATTTTAAATCTTCTTTGATAAATTGCTTAATTTCTTCAAACATATTTTTTTCCTTTTCTTATTTTATAATTTTTTCGATAATTGCACCAACGGCTGCACCGACAGCTCCAACGACAACAACCGTTACAAGTCCTATCCCTATGAACTTCGCCTGCACCTTTTCTATTAACGACAACCTTTCGTCCATTTTCTCGCGATATTCAGAACAAACATCCGACTTAATAAATGTTACTGAATTAATTGAAAACTCTTCGACTTTATCAGTTAATTTTTTTAATTGCCCTTCCATTGAATTTAACTGATATAAAATCTTTTCTTGATATTTTTCCCACCCGTTTTTAATTTCATCCATTTGTATACTTTGATTTAATGTCTAATAAAGTCAAGGTGAGAGGTTACGGCAATTGCTTCATTTATTGCCGCTTTGTTGCTTTTTTTGTTTGCCAATTTCACAGTGGAATATACGGAGATTACTGTTACCGCTAATATTCCAAGTTGTATCCAATTATCCACTGTCATTAATGCCCCTCATCACATTGAACGTTAATAAAAGGCAGGGGAGATTATCCCCTGCGGTTATTATAATTTAATGTTCCTGATTCTTGCTACGGAATATTTGTCTTCAATTTTCCATGCTGCTCTGATTTCCCATTTCTCCCGTCCGCTTTCTTTTGCCTGCAAAGCGTCGTAAGCCCAATATTGTAACCCCGAATTGGTAACAAGTGAACATTTCAGTTCGCCGGGTGAAAGGATATATAAAGATGTTGTTTCTGCAACTGGTGTTGCAGTGTCGTCGTCTTCGGTGTTGACAATAGTGTCCGGTAATATCTGGATGAGAGGTATCCCGTTGAACATCGTGACGGGTCTGCCGAATGTGTCAAGTACCTGAGTTACGTTCGCTGCCATTGCCCTGTCGCCTGCTATTGTGGTGAGTCTTGAATGCAATGATGGATTAACAATAATCCCCTGTGCATCTGTTACTTCGCCAAGGCACAATGTTAATAACTCAATTAGTCTCTTCAAATTCTTGTCGTAATTAGTTCCGCTGACAGTCAAATCCATTGATTTCGGCGTACTGTCAACAGAATAATCGGCTGCATTCCAGAGTCTGGTCACTCCCGAAAATCCCGGTAGTGCCGTTCCATCAAGGATATGCGCTAATCCTTTGATTTTGTTCGATGTCCCGTCTCCATTAAAGAGAAGTGATTCGTAAGCCTTTGCAAACGCAATGAGTTTCTGCTGCACCGCTTTGATAAGCCATGTGTTCATTGACATCAGCCCATTGGCTGCATCTGCCAAACGTGTGACATCCACGTCCACACCGTCACCGTGCATTGTTAACGCTCCGGTTGTCTTGGCTGCAGGTACTATGTCCTCGGTTGTATATGCTCCACCCTCGGCTCTTGCGGGCGCTGACGATGTCCCGCCTACTGCTCTGAAATCAAAGTCAGTAGGTACAAGCTCGAATCCGCTCGTTGCATTTAAAAATCTTAAAAATGGGGAGTTCTGTAAAAGAATTCCTAATGCTGCTGTCCCTTTTTGCGGGTTGTTGCTGGATGATAATTGTGCTAAGTTTGCCATTATCGATCTCCTTATGTAATTTGTTTAACAAGTGGTTGTGTTTCTAACTCTTTACGCATGGCGGGGGTCAATATGGAACCAAGCGGGTCGTTTCCTAATTTGTTGCCGTCTTGACCTTCAATCCTTGCCCCGGTTCCTGCCGGTGGCGTAGTGTTGGTCTTCGGTAGGGCTTCAATAATTACCGATGCATCGTCGTAATTCGATTCAAGCATCGTTTTGTATTTTGATTCAAGCTCTGCATTCTGTGCCGGGAGCCTGCCGTCCGTTTTCATCTGGGTCAAAAGTGCTGTGATTTTATCAGACTTATCTTTTGCTCTTGCATCGTCGAGTGCTTTCTGCCCGGCTTCTCTCGCTGCCTTTTCTTCGCCTAAAAGCTTAACGAGATTCTCGTTTTCCTTTTTTGATGCTTCAAGATATTCCTTCATCTCCTTTATTTGTTCTGCATTCTGTGCCTGCATTTGCTGGACTACTTTATTGAATGCTTCTGTGTTATGAGATATTCCTTCCGGTAAGGTTATCGGGTCTCCGGTTAGTTTGGGTGGTTGACCGGCTTTCATTAATTCGGCACTAATCTCGGCTTGTTGTTCGGGGGTTAGCTCGACATTGTTGGCTTTGAATAAGCTCAATATCTTCGCTATTAATTCTTTCATGGGATGCTTCCATTTGTTGTAAAAAAATTCATTGCAAATTTTTTGATTTTTTTACTCTTTTTTTTACATTAGTACATATAGATTTATAGGTACTAATGGGTAAATTTTACTCTTTTTTTTGAAAATTTTGTAATGTATTTTTTATTTATTGGTGGGAACATGCCGTTTGTTGACAAAAGAGAATTGAAAAATTTTATTCCTGAAGGAATTTTTAATCATTTCATTAGTAACCCCACTGAATTTACCAGCGTCGAAGCTCAAGCCGGTTTGATTATTACTCGTTTTGCGGGTGTTGCAAGCCCTGCCGATATTGCTGATAGACCCGATTGGGCTATTGTCCATATCGCCAACATCATTACTTATCTGACTTCTCATATACTCGAACCTCTCTCTCAAGATTTGGTGTCGAGTATTAATAAAAAATATAATGATTCTATTGAGTTTCTAAAATCGGTGGCAACTCGCGGTCCTTCAACTGATATTGAATACGGTGCTTGTGGTCCTCTCTTGCAGGTGAACACATGGTAAATACGTATTTTAATTTTCAAAAGAATGTCATGGATGTCCTGCGTGGAAATGCAGGATCGTTCGGCGTACAAGCTAATAATATTACGTTCGGTGGCAAACCGACTGCCGTCCCTGCAATCCATGTGCTCGTCTATCCGGTCAAAACCGCCGTTTCCCGTCAGGCTTTGGAATTCCCTTTCACTCTGGAATGTTATTGTTTCGTACAGGGTAAACCGTCGGAACAAAAAGCCCTGAATGAAGCTTATCTTTTGGCTTTGAATGTTCTTAATGTTGTTAATCCTTTGTTCGGCGTTAAGGTTTTCAACGGGATGGAGGTTGCTCAGTTCTTGCAGGATGGAAAAATTGTTTATACCGATAGGTGCTGTTTGGTGCTTAATTGGGATGTTAATTGTATTTATGGAGATGACGGTTATGAAGGATAAAGCTCTTATTATTGCTCGCTTTAATGAAAAGTTAGGATGGCTCCAAAATCCTTTGCTTGATGATTTTGATAAGATTATTTATAACAAGGGTACAGGCAAGGGCGGGATTAAACTCGAGAATGTGGGTCATGAAGCTCATTCGTATCTGACTCATATTGTTCTGAATTATGAGAAACTTCATAGCCAAATGGTATTCTGTCAGGGTAATCCTTTTGATCATATCAAACCACCGTCGAAATTTTTAGATGATTTAAATAAACCGCTCCCTGAATTTTATACTTTCGGCTCGCATGAAACTCATTCGGTTTGCGGACCAACTACTTTTAAAAGAAATGGTGCTAATATCTTCCAACCGAATGACGCTAAAGAAATTTATAATTTATGCCAGAAAATTAAGCCGATGAAAAGCGGATATGAATACAAAATTTCCGTTGCTCATTTTGCTATTTTTTCGGTTACACAAAAACTTATTCATAAATACCCGAAAAGTTTTTATGAAGATTTACTTAAATTCACTGCTTCTAATGAGTTCGGTGCTTATGCTCTCGAACAGCTTTGGAAAGCTATTTTTTATCCTAATTCACTAATTTAAATTGAAAAGCGGTGATACATTATCAGTCACAAATATATCAAATGCTCTCCGCAAATATCTGGGGGTCGTTGTTGCTGTTTGCCAAGAATTACAAATTAGTGAAAGAACATATTATAGACTGGAAAAAAAACATCCCGAATTAATACAACTACGCAAAGAAATCCACCAACCAAGATGCAAGGTCTCAATAAATTTAGTCAAAGAAAGCCTGCGAAAAAATCACGGAGTAATTACCGCCACTTGCAAAGATTTAAAAATTGACCGTGATACTTATTACAAATGGGAAAGAAAACATCCCGATTTGAAACAACTCCATGGAGAGTTGCACGAAAATCTTATTGATGTTGCTGAAACCCGTCTTTTTGAAAAGATTGAAAATGGTGACACAACTTGTATTATATTTTTCCTGAAAACCCGTGGTCGTGCACGTGGTTATGCGGAGCGTTATAATCCTGACAATCCATCCGGTACGGGTACACCCTCGGTTAACATCTCTTACAATCCCACGTATGAGGCTGTCTGATGGATGTCGCTCCCAAATATAAAATTAATTCGGTTTATTTGCCACTCCTCAATTGCCGTGCCCGTAATATTATTCTTGTCGGTGGTGGTGGTTCCGGCAAATCTTTTGCCGTCGCTCAGCTTCTGCATGATAGAAGTTTCCGCGTGCCTAAAACACGATATGTGCTTATTCGTAAGCATTTGAAACATATCCGACAGTCTCAGTTCCAAGAACTTAAACTGCAAATTTCTCTTAACAATACTCAAGAATATTTTTCTATTAATGAAACTGAAATGAGAATCCGGAATGTTCTTACCGGTTTTGAATTTATCTCGTTCGGTCTCGATGACCGGGAAAAAATTAAATCTATTGCTGAAGTTGCCGGTGCCTGGATTGAAGAAGCTACGGAACTCGATGAAATTGATGATGACCAGATTGATATCCGTATCCGTACTTCTAATGCTGAATATCTTCAGGTTATCCGCTCTTTTAATCCGATTAGAAAAAATCACTGGTTGAAATCAAAATACTTCCCCGATAATTTATCGCTCCCTCTCGGTCAGATTGTTACTGTTAATAATTCTGTTACAGTTGAGGACAGAGAAATCTGTTATGATAATGTTATTCTTCGTACTAATTATAAACATAATAAATTTCTGGATGCCTCCGCTTTGGCTATCCTTGAAAAATTCAAACAATATAATCCTGAATATTACAAAGTATATGCTCTTGCTGAATGGGGTGACTTGGAACTCGGATTAATTTTCAAACGTGACTATTATCAGGAATGGAATATTATCCCAGCCGATGCAAGGGGTGTTATTTATTGTGACCCAAACCTTGCTAAAAAAGCTCAAGGCGATACTACTGCAATTTTTGCTTTGCTATTCTCGCCTTCGGAACAAAAATATTATGTCTCCAATGCCTGCTGCCGTTCGTTCAGTATGTCTTCGGAATTGCTCGATACTCTTCTGAAATTCCGTCAGGATGACAGAACTAAACTTATTGGTTTCGACGGTAACGTTAATCAAGAATCTCAATGGTCGGAACATGTGATTAATTACTCAAAAATTAATGGACTGCCTTATCCGATTATTGACTATAAACGCTATAAAGTTGACGAACTTACTAAAAATGCTCAGATGCTTTGGTGTAATGGCGACATTTATTTCCCACCAAACTTCAAAAACTCTAAAGAAGGTGAAACTATTTTGTCCCAGCTTTATTCCTTTGCCGGGAAAAAGCATTCCGAAAGTAAAGACGATGCCCCGGATGCACTTGTCTGTGCTATCGAATATATCTATGAAAGTGGCTTTGCCTATAAAAATAATCCGCTATTAAATAATCTTAAATTATATTGAGGTCGTTATGCCTATTTATGAAGAACCGACAATTATTAATAAACAATACCCAACACTTGCCGAATCCGTCGAATTAGTCAGAAGGTTTAATATCCAGGATGACAAGGGTCGTGACGTTAGAGGGTTGAAATCTGTTTTGCTGCGTATGGCTACTATTTCGCCCCGTCTATCCGGTCATATCCTCACCCGTAATACTGCCCTCTATGGTTTTGAATGGGATATTATCCCCGGTAGTCCAGCCGAAAAAATTCAGGTTGAAAAAGTTAAAGCACGTCTTGATGATATTATTGACCAGTTTCTTTCTTCTCATGCTCAAACTGCATTGTTCGATTCAATGGCTGTTGACTTGAAATTTGAAAGAAATGATATTTATGATGCTCTAGTTCCCAAAATTACTAAATGGTATGAGCCGTATGAATTGGATATTTTGTCTGATGGTTCGCTCGCAAAAGTTGATGATAAGAACTTAAAAACTCCTTTCGTTGATAACGGTTCGGTTTTCTGGGATAATCTAAAACCTGCCGAACGTGGCGGCGCCCTCCGTTCAATTATCTTCCATGAAGTCCTACGTAATGAAACTATGGTTGATTGGTCAAATTTGAACAAGCGTATGAAAGGTATCGTCCTCGGAATTATTGACCCGGAACTTCTGAAACGTGGTGCTACTGCAATCGGTATGTCGAATGAACAAGTAGCGAAACAAATCGAAGGACTTGATTTGGCTTTGAAAAACGCAGGTGAAAATAACTACCTGAAAACTCTTAATGCTATTGATGTGAAACTCGCTTCTATCGTTGAGGGTTCTGCGGGTGCTTCTTATTCTGATTTTAAAAAGACTCTTGACGCTGATATTTCTATCTCTATCCTTGGGCAGGCTAATACAACTGAACTGCCTCAAAATGGTGGTTCACGTGCTGCCGTGCAAATCCTTAATCTTATCCGTACCGATATTCTCTATGCTGATATGATTGCTTGTAGCCGTCGCATGAAAAAATTGTTACTTATGGACTATCGGATGAATGTTAATCCTAATGCAACTTCCGTGCCTTGGAAATTCAAATTCCTTGATAATGAGACAGTTGACTTTGAAGCTAATGCAAGGATTTATGAAACTATGTCACGTATCGGTGTACCTGTCAGTAAAGAAGAATTCTATCATAAAACCGGCACTCATCCGCCAGCCGATGCGGCTGATACGCTTGAACTTAAACAATCCAATATCCCGGTATTCTAATGAAAGATGTGACTATCGAAGGATTTGAACAGCTTAGAATTAGTGTCTCTGCGGGTGCTATGCTTAAGGCAGGACGTGCCTTAGTTAAGGTCATCCGTGCCAGAACTCTTTCAGGATTAGATAAATTTGGTAAAGAATTTAAACCTTATTCTACGAAAACCTTCGCTATGCCGGCGGGTGGTGCTACTAAAAGAGCACGTCAAATCCTTGTTAAAGATGGTGCTATCCAGTATTTTACAACCGGGTCCGGTTCATTGTGGATGCTTGTTAATGGGTACCTTGCTCTGAAAAGAGCTACGTACAAGAAAACAGGGTGGAATGGGCAGGTTAATCTTACTATGACCGGTCAGATGTTAGGGAGTATGACCGTAATCGAACAGGGTGATAATACCGTTACTATTGGATTCAACCGAACCGAAGACGCTCTTAAAGCATTTTGGAACATAGAAAAGGGTCGTGATTTCTTCGGACTTTCAGACGAAGAACTTCGCAACCCTGTTATTGCTGATATTTTAAAATCAGGGATTAAACTTAGTTAAGCTTCTTTTGAAGCATACGCTCCGATAAAATCATTATGATATAATTTGCAAGTGGTAAATTCAACTTGTCTGCTTCTGCTTGTAACTGCTCGAATAACTTATCCGGGATTGTTAATATTTTTTTCATTTTATCCCTCCAACTCAATCATAGTCATATCATAGTTCATGTGATATTCATCAGGATTTCTCGGATTCGAGATAAAACCCTGTTCGACGTGATAGTATCCTTCACCGAACTTATTATATTCTGATTCAAATTCAGGATAATCTGCAATATTACTCTTGTCGAGTTCGATTATGTCGTCAATTTTGGAAAGTAAAAATCTAACTTCCTCAATGTAGGCTGCTCTGTTTGTGGTTGTAATGGTTTTCATTTTTTTCTCCTAAAATTAAAAATTGAATGATATTGCTGCGTAATTGTATTGTTGTTTGAATTCTTGTCTTTTTTTATCCAAGAACCATTTAACTACTTTTTTGGAGCCGTTGGTTAAACTCTTAGGTATCCACATTGTTACGGTCATTAATCTTTCGACGTCAACTAAATCGAATGATACTTCAAATGCTACTGCTTTTTCGGTCTCTTTTGTAAATTTGCCGTTAACTTCAACGAAAGAGTTGTTATCTGCTTTTTTGTCGGCTAACCATTTTTGACCGGCTTCTGAGTTCAAGAAAGCTTCTTTTTCGTCTTCTCTTTTGCATTTTTTTTGAAAGTTTGTCATTTTGTTTTTCCTTTTATTAATTTGTGTCTCAATTACAAATGCAATATACAACATATTTTTGAGATATACAAGAAATATTTTTAAAATATCAAAAATATTTTTTTTTTTTTGAATTATTAATTATCAATTATCAATTATCAATTTATTCCGGTTCCCACCAGTGCCTGCAATTATACCCACCCTTATAAATGAACGGGTCTAAACCCTGCCCGTTGTCCATTGCCTCTATTTCCTTACGTGTCCAGCTCTTACCTTGCTGCGACAGTGCTAATAAATTAATGCAAAATGGACGTTCAGCCGGTGGTCCTTGATAAGTGAATCGTACTATTCCTGCTTTACCAGATTTATGAGCAGCGTCGGCTCCGTTAAATCCTGATATTGCCATCATTGCAATATCAGGATTTAACGGAGCCGACGCTGCTAAT